GGAACTTTTTTTTCTAATTTATCAAACTTATTCATTTTTTTCTCCTAGTTTTACTCTTTCCAGCTTCAGAAAGAGCGATTGCTATTGCTTGTTTTCTACTTTTAACAGGTTTTTTAGATTTTCCAATCGGTAATTTACCTTTTTTAAACTCTCTCATGACTTTTGCTATCTTTTTTTCTGCTTTTTTCATAATTAATTGTTTTGATTCTTTAAAGCGTGTTGTAAAACAGTTTTTTCAATAGATGTATCAGCTCTTAAATTAGCTAATTCTTCATTTTGATCTAATTTTTGTTGATCTGTCATTTGATTCATCATTGCTTTCATCTTATCGAGGTTGATTCTCTCTTCATCTTGCTCTTTTCTTCTATTATTTTCAGCAGCTCTGATGTCAAGTTCTCTTGCTTTTAGTTTTGCAATAGGATCATTACCAAAATCACCATTAATTTTCTTTTCTTCTTGTAAAAATTCATCCATCATCTCTGCAACAAGTACAGCTTTTCTAGATTCAATCTTCATATTTAATTGCATAACCATTTGTTGCATTTGTGGGTTCTGCATCGCTTGTGGATTTTGTTGCATCGCTTGTAATTGAGTTATTTCTTTTACAAATTCCATTTCAACTTGTTCTAAAGCCATTAAACTAATATGCTCAAAGATATTTTTTTGAAGTGTAGCTCCTATTACTGGATTATTTTTTGCAATGTTAGTAGACATGAAATTTATATGAGCTGTAATATGAGCTCTATGGTCTTGTCCTTTAAACGCTTGAAAAGGTATGCTACTTAATGCATCAATATGTTCTAGTGATGGATCTTTAGGCATTGGTTGAGGTGGTTTCTTTAAAATCAAATCAATATTTTTTACACCCAATGCTTCATACATATTTCTATATGCAGCATATAAATTATGAATTTGTGGATTAGATTGAGCTAATTGTAATTCCGTTTGAGCTAAAGATATTCTTTGAGTTTGAGAAAATATATTTGGATCTGCAACTGGTAAGATATCTATTTTGTCATCAAAGTCTGCTTGTTTAATTACTCTTTGACCACCTACAACATCGTATGGATATTCTTGAGGTAGATAAAGTTTAAATACTCTTGATAACAATTTAAATTCATTTTTAAGTGATACGTATAATCTTTTATGAATCGCACTCATGGTTCTTGATCCACGTTCAAGCAATGCAACTGTCGTTCCCACTGCAGCTTGTTGATTTCCCTCACCTACTTGCATGTCAGCTATAGATGCAAAACGCTGACCAGCTTGTACAACGACACCCATAAGTTGAAGAAGTGTTGCACTTGGCTCTTTAAATGGAAGAGTCATAAAAGCATCTCTTATGTTTCCACCAGGAGCGTCTACATCCCTGAATTCACCAGGTTGTATAGATTGTGCATCATCTCTAATTCTAATTCCTCTTTGCTTAAATCCAGCAGGTAAATTTGATAAAGTTCCTGCATCCAATAAAGATCTTAAAGCTGATGTTGCTGTTCTTGATAATCCACCGATCATATGAATTAAACCAAATCCATAAAATCCTAAACCAGGTAAAAATTTGAAATGTACAAAATAAGAAATTTTTTTCTTTTTGTTGTCACCTATCTCATAATTTCTTCTGATAGATAAAATCTGTCGAGAGTTTTCTTCGATCGTTACAATATAAGGTAATTTAATACCAGTGATTTCCCCATCGGGTCCTCGATCTTCAAAACCCTCGATGTCTAAGTTAACATGACATTCAAGTAAGGTAAAGATATCTTCGTTCTTACCTGTTTGTCTCATGCCTTCTAACTCATGTTCTTTTTTATCAACATCAGATTCATTTTCATAACCTGGAGTTAAATCTATATCTCTATAAAATCCTCCGACTTGTTGTTTTCTTAAATCATTTCCAGAAGTTTTAATTCGATGAATAATTGATTCCGCATCATCTAATGAGGTAGCTGCATACGGAACAATTAAATCATCTGCTGGAACAAACTTAGATACAGCTCGTCCCAATAATTCATCATAATAAACTTTTTTAAATGCAGAACCTGATAGTGGTAAATAAAATAACATTTGATCAAACTCAGTTTCATATTCCGGCATTTGATCCATTAATTGATAATTCATAAATTCTTTTACTCGTTCTGCTTGAGAAGTTTTTTGAGGAGATGGAGCTCCAACAGTTTGAGTTCTTACAGGTCCTTGAGCCGGGAGCAATTCTTTATAAGCCAAAGATTGAAATTGAGTAACCGCTTCTGCTAATACGGGGTGTGTTGCACCACTTGCTCCTTGAAAAGGTTCTGATTTTTGTTCATACTTAAATCCCAAAAGATCTAAGCCTTTAGTATAAGCTTGTTCCCAATCTTTTCTTGAAGATTTATAATCTGAATAATTAGCAAATAATTCTGAACCAAGAGGCATCAAAATTTCCTCTGGTAATAACTCAGCTAGGTTGTCGTAGTGTCCTTCAGTTTGAGCCTGGTTGAAGGCTCCTGGTTCAAAATTAATTTCTACTCCACCATCTTCAGTGGGTGTAATTTCTGTTTCACCTTGATTAGGTAATTCCTCTTGTAATTCAATATTCTCTTCAGCCGCTGCTTCTGGGCCTTCTATTTCAACTTCTTTTCTAACTTCGTTTGGAAGTGCTTTGTCTATTTCTGCCATTAATTTTCTCCAGTTTTACATCTTTAACAGTATTATACTCAACATTCAAGCCTTGAGATTGTGGCCCTGATTTTGGTGGTACAGTTGTTGTAAGTTTTTTATACTTACTTGGGTGTTTAAATACAAATGTCATTTACCAGTAATAAGTTTTGTTTTTTCTTGGAAGCTCCTCATCTTTATAGTCTTCTGGGTGAATAATCAACCCCCCTTGTCTAAATCTCATTAATGCCTGAGTTGTACTATCAACCAAGTCATCATGATCTCCAAATGGGAATGAAGCACACTCTTCAATTACTTCTTGAGCAAACTCTCTTTGTTTAGGAGCCCAAACCATACCGGACTCAAACAGTGGGGCTACAGAATTTACACGGCTGTGTTTGTCGTTACCTTTGGATGGAGTGAAATTAACGACGGGTATCCCCATCTGTCTGAGTTCGTATGTTAGTGGAAGACCAGATGCCTTGGCTTCGACTAAAACTGTTTCGGGTTGCCAGTAATCATATTGTTCTTTTGCAAGACGTCTTAGATCAGGAAACTCTAAACGTTCCTTAATTGCATCAAGTAAAATTATATGTTGTGGATCTCCTTCATTCTCTGCAAAAATTCCCCAAGTTGTAATTGCCGAATAGTCAGCAGTTTCTTTTTTTAAAAATGCAGTATCATAACTTTGAATAACATGAAGCAATGGAGGCATATAATCTTTATCCCAATCTTTCCACCATTCTCTTTTTAACAAAGCACCTTCTTCTGCAGTTGGGTTTTGCATATATTGTGCATTCCATTTTGCAATACCAGCAGATGCTTTTACTTTTTCTAATTCTTCTAACTTCCAATATTCAGGCCATACAGGTTTTCCTGTTGGCATAATTGCAGGAAACTCAATTACTTCCCATTGATCTGCTTTATCTTCTTTTGCTCCAGCATTTACAAGTTGTGCTGTTAAATCTTTTGTTGACCATCTTGTCATTACAACTACAATTGCTCCACCTGGTTGAAGACGTTGTCTTGGTCCTGATGTATACCATTCATATGCATTATCAAATGCAGTAGGTGAATTTACATCTTGCTCAGAATGTGGATCGTCAATAATTAATAAATCAGCACCCCTCCCGGTCACTGCACCCTGGACACCAACAGCAAAGTATTCTCCACCTCCATTCGTTTCCCAACGGCCCGCGGCTTTTGAATCTTCTCTGAGTCTTGTTTTAAATAAGTCTTGATATTCTTGTGAGTCAATTAATGTTTTGGCTTTTCTACCAAAACGAATTGCAAGTTCTGCTGTGTGAGTTGCTTGAATAATTTTTAAATTTGGTCTGTTACCAATCATCCAAGCGGGTAAAAAATAAGAAGCAAATTCTGATTTAGTATGCCTAGGTGGCATATTAATAATTAATCTTTTACATTCTCCTTTTCTGATTCTATTAAATGCATTTGAAATTTCTTTATGATGGTACCCTTCGATAAATTCAGGCCAAGTATATTTTACAAAAGATAGAAAATCAGTTCTATATTTTTCTTGAGTAGATTTTTTTACTCTAGTTAAAATATCTAATTTTAATTGTCTTCTAACTTTCGGATCTGCAATTGCATTTATTTTTTCTAAACTAAGCATAATTTTTAATTATGGTACCAAAAAGTATTTAGCAGGAATCTCTCTGTAAATCAAACACTATAGAACATATACTAGGTACCATATTTAGAAAATCTACCCCTCCCCCCTCTTAAAAAGTTCGACTTTTGAGTTTGGTCTGGTACCTCTATGGGTGGGACCCGCCCACATGCACTCCCCATGACCTGCGACACTTTGTCACACCCCGCACTACTGGGGTGTGACGTTATGACATATTGACTAGTCTATGCAATCCTTACAGTAGCCTTGCTTCCATGACCACCAATCTAATCGCACGACTTTGCTACACCCACGACAAGTGTTCGTTTGTTCGCACCACTCATGTGCCTTGATCCTGGCTTCTTTTTTAGAGAAGCCCTGACCAATAAACTCTTCTTTCTTTTGATCAACTACTAGTCCCATGATTAGGTAATCCTCCAAACATTGACATCACACCACCAAACAAAATCAATACTCCAAGTGTTTGATGATCTGAATGTATAAAAGTTATTAGACCTAACATAGCTATCACAAAGCCAGTTAATATCATTATTAATCGCATTACACTTTCCATTATTGAGCAACCTCAGGAAATGGTAATTCTAATTGATTGTAATTAAAGTTCTCATCTTTTTTAATTACTTTCGGTTCACTCAATGAAGAATAAGCTACATTTAATAAATGGAATGTAGTATTCTCATTTGTATTTTTTAACTCACACACTTTTTTAACAGCTTGAGCTGTTTCAAGATCGTAAACCTCATTATCCTCAATGCTTACGCTTGGTGTGATGTTCTCGTAGTTTGTATGTTTTATTACTATATATGCCATTTTGTTCCTTTCTGTTATGGGACATTATTAACATAATATCCCATAACCTGTCAAGTGTTTAGTTTTCTTTTTTAAAGTTAGGTAAAGCGTTTAATTCAGTATCCCACCTTAACCCTATTTTTTTACTTACATTATCCAAAGCAATAGCTAGACTATCTGGTGTTCCACTTTCCATAACAGTATCAATCGCTTTTTCTTTAAGGTCTTTTAACTGTTTAAGTCTTGCACCTTCAGGTCTTCGTTCTATTTCTTTTTCAGCTTGATTAGAAGCCCAACTTCTTAATTGCTCTTCACAATCTTCAAGTTTTATTTTTTCTTCTTTCCAACCATAGCTGTCTTTTCTAAACTTATAACCAAGTTCAGCTTCTTTAGGTTTTTTCTTTTCAAAAAATGTTAATGCCGTTGCTCTAGCGTCTTCTAACATTTTTTCAGCTTTTCTAAATTGATTGATTATTTTATCAGCACCAATTTTTTTAGATAACTTTGCAACAGCAACATCAGTCGCTTTTGCTTTAAACTGTTTTACCAACAGTTCTTGGTCTTCAATCAATGGATCAAATTGTCTTCTTACTTTTCTTTCAAAATGATCTAATTGATATTTTGTCATTGTTT